ACGGTCAAGGCCGAACGGGACGGCAAGGGGCGGCGTCTCTTGTCGGAACTGGAGCTTTGGGAGGTCTCGCTGGTGACCTTCCCGATGCTTCCCGAAGCGCGGGTCGCGGCCAAGGCTGAGGCCCTGGACGACGACTGGCGCGAGATGGCGGCGGTCTTCGAGGACGCGCGCCGCACTTTGGCCGGGCATTAGCGCGGGCCTTTTGAGGCATCCGTCCCCTCCCCACGAGGGGGAGAGGCGGCACGGGTTCGACCCGCGAGGGTTTCTGCTGCAATCGAGAAGGAAGAAACGATGACCGAGACAAAGGCTCGGGCCGGGGAAGACATGCCCCGCACCCAGACTCCGGCTGCCGAGGCGAAGGCTGCCATGGCCGGTTTCCTGAAAGAATTCAGCAACTTTCAGGACGAAGTGAAATCCACGCTGAAACATCAGGAAGAGCGACTGACCATGCTGAATGCAAAGACGATGTCCTATGGCCGCCCGGCGCTTTCGGCCCGTGCGGAGACCGAAGCCCCGCACCAGAAGGCGTTCAACGCCTATCTGCGGTCGGGCGATGACGATGGCCTGCGCGGGCTGACCCTGGAAGGCAAGGCGATGTCGACCGCGGTGGCGGCCGATGGTGGCTACCTGATCGACCCGCAGACCGCGGATCGCATCCGGTCGATGCTGTTCGCGACCTCGAGCCTGCGGTCGGTGGCCAATATCGTGCAGGTCGAGGCGGCTTCCTTCGACGTGCTGGTCGACCGCAGCGAGGTGGGGTCGGGATGGGCGACGGAAGTCGCGGCATCGACCGAGACCGCGACGCCGGTGATCGAACGCATCTCGATCAAGCTGCACGAACTGGCGGCGATGCCGAAGGCGAGCCAGCGGCTGCTGGACGACAGTGCCTTCGACGTCGAAGGCTGGCTGGCCGAGAAGATCGCCACCCGCTTTATCCGCGCCGAGGCGGCGGCCTTCATCAATGGTGACGGCGTGGACAAGCCGAAGGGCATCCTTCTGCCGGCCAAGGTGGCCAACGCGTCCTGGACCTGGGGCAGCATCGGCTATGTGCCGACGGGGGCTGCGGCGGACTTTGCCACCACCAACCCGGCGGACTGCATCATCAACCTCGTCTATGCGCTGGGCGCGGACTACCGGGCGAATGCGACCTTCGTGATGAACTCGAAGACCGTGGGCGCGGTGCGCAAGATGAAGGATGCCGACGGCCGCTTCCTGTGGTCGGACGGCCTGGCGGCGAACGAGCCGTCGCGTCTGATGGGCTATCCGGTGCTGGTCTGCGAGGACATGCCGGACATCGCGGCGAACGCCCATGCGATCGCCTTCGGTGACTTCCGCGCGGCCTACACGATCGCGGAACGCCCGGACCTGCGCATCCTGCGCGATCCGTTCTCGGCCAAGCCGAACGTCCTTTTCTACGCCAACAAGCGCGTGGGCGGCGACATCACGGACTATGCGGCGATCAAGCTGCTGAAGATCGCGGTGTCCTGACGGCATTGGCCCGGTCCCGGACAGGGACCGGGCCGGCCTGCGCTTGCGAACTTCAACGATGCCCCGGCAGCGGGGGGAGACCTGAGCATGATGTTGACCGAAGAAACCCCGGTGCCCGCGGCGGCGCTGCCGGTGGAGGAAATGAAGGACCATCTGCGGATGGGCAGCGGCTTTGCCGATGACGCGCTGCAGGACGGGCTGATCGAAAGCTATCTTCGGGCCGCCCTTGCGGCGATCGAGGGCCGGATCGGCAAGATGCTCTTCAGGCGCCGGTTTCTCTGGGTGCTGGACTGCTGGCGCGATGCCGAGCAGGCGCTGCCGGTCGCCCCGGTCGCAGGGCTGGTCAGCATGACGTTGGTGGACGCTGCGGGGGGTGAGACGCTGGTGCCCGCGACGGCCTACAGGCTGGTCTCGGACACGCATCGACCGCGGCTGGTGGGTCGCGGCTCTTCGCTGCCGACGATCCCGACCGATGGGATGGTGAAGGTCGTCCTTGATGCGGGTTTCGGACCGGGCTGGACCGACCTGCCGGTCGATCTGCGGCAGGCGGTGCTGCTTCTGGCCAGCGAGTACTACGAACACCGCCATGACGACGGCGCGCAGGCGGCAGGGCTGCCCTTCGGGGTGGTCACGCTGATCGAACGCTGGCGGACGGTGCGGATCCTGGGTGGGGGGCGGACATGAACGCCCCGCATCTGAACCGGGCGCTGGTGCTAGAAGCCGCCTTGCGCACGCCGGACGGGGCCGGGGGGTTCACCGAGGCGTGGTCCACGCTTGGCACCTTGTGGGCCGAGGTGCTGCCGGGATCGGGGAGCGATGTCCTGGGCGAAGAGCGGATGTTGTCGGCGGTGCCCTACCGGGTGACCGTCCGGGGTGCGGTGGTCGGGTCGCCGTCGCGCCCCAGGGCCGGGCAGCGGTTTCGTGAAGGCACGCGGCTGATGCTGATCCAGGCGGTGACAGAGCGAGATCCGCAGGGCAGCTACCTGACCTGCTTTGTCCGCGAGGAGGTGCCGAAATGAGCTATGGAGCCGCACCTGCCCTGCAGCAGGCCGTCTTCCAGCGCCTGACAGGATGGCCGGCACTGGCGGGGGTCGCGACCTATGACGCCGTTCCGGCGAATGCGACCGGGACCTTCGTCCTGATCGGGCCGGAGGAGACGCGGGACCAGTCGGACAAGTCCGGTGCCGGGGCCGAGCATCAGCTGGTGATCAGCGTCATCACGGATGCGACCGGGTTCCTGTCCATCAAGACCATCGCTGCCGACATCTCGGACGCGCTGGTTGGTGCGCCGCTGGTGCTGAGCCGGGGGCAACTGACCAGCCTTTTCTTCCTGCGCGCCTCGGCCCGGCGGATCGAAGAGGGCGAGACGCGCCGGATCGACCTGACCTTCCGGGCGCGGGTTCAGCTTTAGCTGGGGTGCCCCCCCACCCCCATCCCCTCCCCACGAGGGGGAGGGGGGCCGCCAGATGGCGAATGATCATTCATATTCGGATGGAGAACGAACATGGCTGTGCAAAGCGGCAAGGATCTCTTGATCAAGATCGACCAGACGGGGGACGGGCAGTTCGTCACCATCGCGGGCCTCAGGGCGACGCGGATCAGCTTCAACACGGAAGCGGTGGATGTCACCAGCCTGGAAAGCGAGGGCGGCTGGCGCGAGCTTCTGGCCGGGGCAGGGGTGAAGTCGGCCTCGATCTCCGGCTCGGGCGTGTTCCGTGACGAGGCGACGGACGAGCGCGCAAGGGCGGTCTTCTTCAACGGCGAGATCCCGGATTTCCAGGTGGTGATCCCGAGCTTTGGCGTGATCGAGGGGCCGTTCCAGATCAGCTCGATCGAATATGCGGGAAGCCACAATGACGAGGCGAGCTACGAGATCGCGATGGCCTCGGCCGGCGCCCTGAGTTTCACGGCGCTTTGATGGCGAACCCCTGGGCGGGCGAGGTGGCGATCTGGCTGGACGGCCAGCGCCATGTGGCGAAGCTGACGCTGGGTGCGCTGGCCGAGCTTGAGGAGGCGCTGGAGACGGGGTCGCTGATCGACCTCGTGGAGCGGTTCGAGGCGCGGAAGTTCACCACGCGGGACGTGCTGGCGCTGGTGGTGGCGGGGCTTCGCGGCGGCGGCTGGCAAGGGACGGCGGCGGACCTGTTGCAGGTCGAGATCGGGGGCGGGCCGGTTGGCGCGGCGCGGGCGGCGGCCGAGCTTCTGGCGCGGGCCTTCGCGCTGCCGGAGGCGCCATGACGGGAACCGGGATCGACTGGCGCGGGCTGATGCAGGCGGGCCTCCATGGGTTGGGCCTGGAGCCGGCGGTCTTCTGGCGCCTGACGCCCGTCGAACTGCGGATCATGCTGGGGCGGGAACAGAGCGTTCCGCCCCTGACGCGCGCGCGGCTGGCCGAACTGGCCGCCGCGTTTCCCGATGCAAGGAAGGACCTGGGCAATGGCGGATATCGGAACGATGCAGGAGCAGCTTCAGGCGCTGGAGGCGCAGCTGGGGTCTTCGGTGTCGATGGTGGCGACGTTTGATGGCGAACTGGCGCGGATGCGGGAGACCATGGTCTTTACGGGGCGCGAGGTGAACACGCTTTCAGGCGGGATCGGCGGGGGCTTGCGGAAGGCTTTCGACGGGCTGGTGTTCGATGGGATGAAGCTGAACGATGCCCTGAAGTCGGTCGCGAAGACGATCACCGACACGGTCTATTCGATCGCGATGCGGCCGGTGACAGGGGCGCTGGGCGGGCTGGTCTCTGCCGGGCTTGGGTCGGCGCTGGGGGCGGGCATGCCCTTTGCGGCAGGTGGTGCCTTCAGCCAGGGCCGGGTCCTGCCCTTTGCCAAGGGCGGGGTCGTGGCCGGCCCGACCAGCTTTCCGATGCGGGGCGGCCAGGGGTTGATGGGCGAGGCGGGGCCAGAGGCGATCATGCCGCTTGCCCGCGGGCCGGATGGTCGGCTGGGGGTCCGCTCGGCGGGCGGGCGCCCGGTGACGGTGGTGATGAATATCTCGACCCCCGATGTGCAGGGGTTTCAGCGCAGCCAGACCCAGGTTGCGGCCCAGGTTGGCCGGGCGCTTGCCCGCGGCCAGCGGAACCGGTGAGGACAGAAGATGGCATTTCATGATGTCCGGTTTCCGGTGAGTCTAAGTTTCGGGGCGCTGGGCGGACCCGAGCGGCGCACCGACATCGTCACCCTGTCCAACGGGTTCGAGGAACGGAACACGCCCTGGGCCCATTCGCGCCGCCGCTATGACGCCGGCCTGGGCCTTCGGTCGCTTGACGACGTCGAGATGGTGATCGCCTTCTTCGAAGCGCGGAGCGGTCAGTTGCACGGGTTTCTCTGGAAGGACTGGTCCGACTTCAAATCCTGCCCGCCATCGGCAACGCCGGGCGCGGAGGACCAGCTGATCGGCACGGGCGACGGCACGCAGACGGTCTTCCAGTTGCAGAAGTGGTACCGGTCGGGCCTGCAGTCCTATGCCCGTCCGATCCGCAAGCCGGTGCTGGGCACGGTCCGGATCGCCATCGAGGGCGACGCGAAGGTCGAGGGGGTGGAGTTCACCGTCTCGGTCACGACAGGGGAGGTGACGTTCATCCTGCCGCCGGAGGCCGGAACGCGGATCACCGCCGGCTTCGAGTTCGACGTGCCGGTTCGCTTTGACACCGACCAGATCCAGACCTCGGTCGCGTCGTTCAACGCCGGTGACGTGCCGAAAGTGCCTGTCGTGGAGGTGCGCCTATGAGCAGTGCCGCGCTTTACGCGCATCTGGCTACCGGTGCCACGACCCTGTGCCGAGTCTGGATCCTGACCCGCAAGGATGGGGTCGTGATGGGGTTCACTGATCACGATCGCGACCTTTCCGTCGAGGGCATCACATGTCGGGCGGGTGCCGGGCTCTCGGCCCGGGCGCTGCAGCAGACCACCGGGCTGTCGGTCGACAATTCCGAGGCGGTCGGTGCCCTGAGTGATGCGTCGATCACCGAGGCGGACATCCAGGCCGGGCGCTTCGACGGCGCAGCGGTAAATGTCTACCTCGTCAACTGGTCTGCACCGGATGAGCGGATCGTCGAGTTCCGTGGCTTTCTGGGGGAGATCACCAGATCCGGTGGCGCGTTCCGGGCAGAGCTGCGCGGGTTGACGGAGCTTCTGAACCAGCCGCAGGGGCATGCGTTCCAGGCGGGATGTTCGGCCGTGCTTGGGGACCGGCGCTGCAAGTTCGACACCGGCGCTTCAGGCTTCTTCGTCGAGATTGCGCTTGAAGCGGTGACCGATGGGCGTGTGTTCGGTTTCGCCGGATTTCCATCCTTCACTGACCGCTGGTTTCAGCACGGACGGTTCGAAGTTCGGAGCGGCGAGGCTGTCGGCCTGGTCGGCGTCGTCAAGATCGACCGGGTGGAAGGTGCGGGCCGGCGGATCGAGCTTTGGCAGTCGATCACGGCAAATCTGGTGGCCGGAGACCTGATCCGGATCACCGCCGGCTGTGACAAGAGCGCTGCGACCTGCCGTACGAAGTTCGGTAACTTTCTGAATTTCAGGGGTTTCCCCCATATTCCTGGAGAGGATTGGCTGGCGTCCTATCCGGGGCAGGATCGACCGAATGCTGGAGGCTCGCGCTTTTCTGGGGTCGACCTTTGATCGGCGGCCTGGTCGTTTCCGAGGCACGCAGCTGGATCGGCACGCCCTATCTGCACCAGGCTTCGGTCAAAGGGGCGGGGACCGACTGTCTTGGTCTGTTGCGGGGTGTCTGGCGTTCGGTCCTTGGCGAAGAACCCGAAGCGGTGCCGCCCTATACGGATGATTGGGCGGAGCCGTCGGGCGCTGAGGTGCTGCTGCGGGCCGCCGACCGATGGCTTGCCCGAAAGGACGTGTCCGATGCCGCAGTTGGGGACGTCCTTCTTTTCCGCATGCGGCACGGGTCTATCGCCAAGCATCTTGGCATCCAGTCCGTGATCGGCGAGGGCGCGTCTTTCGTGCACGCCTACACCGGTCATGGTGTCGTCGAAAGCGCGCTTTCGCACCCCTGGCAGCGCCGGATCGCGGCGCGCTTTTCCTTTCCCGATGGAGCCAAGTGAATGGCGACTCTTGTCCTTTCCGCAGCCGGTGCTGCCCTTGGCGCCGGGTTTGGCGGCACGATCCTTGGCCTGTCGGGCGCGGTGATCGGGCGAGCCATCGGGGCGACGCTGGGCCGTGCCATCGACCAGAGGCTTCTGGGGGCCGGATCGGACCCGGTGGACGTCGGCCGGGTTGATCGGCTGCGTCTGACGGCGGCAGGCGAAGGCGCGCCGATCGGGCAGGTCTGGGGCCGGATGCGTATTGGCGGGCAAGTGATCTGGGCGACCGAGTTCAGGGAATCGGTCCAGAGTCGACGGTCGGGAAAGGGCTCTCCACGGCCGAAGGTCAACGAGTTCAGCTATTCCGTCAGCATGGCGGTCGCGCTTTGCGAGGGCGAGATCCTGCGGGTCGGTCGCATATGGGCCGACGGAAACGAGATCTCGCCGCGCAGCCTGAACATGCGCGTCTACACTGGCAGCGAAACCCAGTTGCCGGACGCGAAGATCCAGGCTGTGGAAGGAGCGGGCAATGCGCCTGCCTACCGGGGGCTGGCCTATGTCGTGATCGAGGATCTGCAACTTGCGCCTTACGGGAACCGGGTGCCCCAGTTCAGCTTCGAGGTCTTCCGTGCCGCGCAGGGACCGGCGGTCGATCCTGCCGAGACGCTCTCGTCCGCGATCCAGGCCGTCGCGCTGATCCCTGGCACCGGGGAGTACGGGTTGGCGACGACACCGGTCAGTTTTCGCTTCAGCCTGGCGCGGTCCCGCCAGACCAACATGCATTCGCCCTCGGGCCTTACCGATTTCGCGACAAGCCTGTTGCATCTTGACGAAGAACTGCCGTCGGTCAGGTCCGTCTCACTTGTCGTGTCGTGGTTTGGCGGCGACCTGCGCTGTGGGAGCTGCGATATCGAGCCGAAGGTCGAACAGAAGCGGTTTGACGGACGGGGCATGCCCTGGCGGGCCGGCGGAAAGGGCCGCAGCGCGGTGCGTGAGGTGCCAAAGGTCGGCGGCGCATCGATCTATGGCGGAACACCGGCTGATGCATCGGTCATCCAGGCAATCCAGGCAATCCGCGCCTCGGGCAAGGAGGTGATGTTCTACCCCTTCATCCTGATGGACCAGCTGGATGGGAACACTCTGCCCGACCCATGGACGGGCGAAACGGGCCAGCCAAAGCTGCCATGGCGCGGTCGCATTACGTTGTCGTCTGCGCCTGGACAACCGGGAAGCCCGGATCGGACGGCCGAGGCCGCTGCCGAGGTCGCGGATTTCTTCGGGACAGCGGTTCCCGCGCATTTCTCGGCAAGCGGAACCGCGATCTCGTATTCCGGTCCGAATACATGGGGTTATCGTCGGTTCATCCTGCATTACGCGAAGTTGTGTGCCGTGGCGGGTGGTGTTGACGCGTTCTGCATAGGCTCGGAAATGCGGTCGTTGACCCAGATCCGGGGCGCTGGTGACAGCTTTCCGGCGGTCGAGGCACTCAAGGCGCTTGCCGCCGATGTGCGATCGATCCTCGGGCCGGATACCAAGATCAGTTACGCCGCCGACTGGTCCGAGTATTTCGGTTACCAGGCCGATGGCAATCGCTACTTCCACCTCGATCCCCTGTGGGCGGACAGCAACATCGATTTCATCGGGATCGACAACTACATGCCGCTTTCCGATTGGCGGGATGGCGAAGACCATGCGGATGCGGGCTGGGGGTCAATCTACAATCTTGACTACCTGAGGGCCAACATCGCGGGCGGTGAAGGCTTCGACTGGTACTATGACGACCCCGAGGCTGCCGCGGCCCAGCGCCGGTTGCCGATCGAGGACGGAGCGTTTCAGGAGCCTTGGGTCTTTCGGTACAAGGATCTGAAGTCCTGGTGGTCGAACCCGCATCACGAACGGATCAACGGCATCAGGTCAAGCGCGGCGACCGACTGGGTGCCGGGTTCGAAGCCCTTCCGCTTCACCGAATACGGGGCCCCGGCGGTCGACAAGGGCACGAACCAGCCCAACAAGTTCATCGACGAGAAATCGTCGGAATCCGGTCTGCCAAGCTTTTCGAACGGTCGGCGGGATGACCTTATCCAGATGCAGTACCTGCTTGCCCAGACCTCCTACTGGGCGGATGCGGCGAACAATCCGATCTCGCCGATCTATGGCGAGGCGATGGTCGACATCGCTCGGTCACATGCGTGGGCCTGGGATGCGCGCCCGTTTCCGGAATTTCCGGGCCAGACGAGCGTCTGGAGCGATGGCGGGAATTACGCCCGCGGTCACTGGCTGAACGGACGCGCCACGAACCAGCCGCTGGCACAGGTGGTGCGGGAGATCTGTGAGCGGTCGGGCGTTCCGGAAGTCGACACCGGCAGACTTTACGGCCTGGTCCGCGGCTACCAGCAGGGCGAACTGACATCTGCCCGTGGAAGCCTGCAGCCTTTGTCACTGGCCTTCGGATTTGATGCGATCGAGCGTGACGGGACCCTTGGGTTCAGAAACCGGGATGGTCGTCTTGCTGCCGAGATCACCGATGACGTGCTTGCCGTGCAAGAGGGCAGCGACGGTCGCTTCGAAACCACGCGGTCCCCAGAGGTTGATACGGCCGGGCGGGTCAGGCTGGGCTTTGTCGAAGGTCAGTCGAGCTATGAAATCCGATCGACCGAAGTGGTGTTCCCCGATGAAGAAGCGCGCTCGGTGTCGCAGACCGATGTGCCCCTTGTTCTGACGAGGAACGAGGGCACCGCCATGGTCGAACGCTGGCTGGCCGAGGCACGGGTGGCCCGGGACGGCGCGAGATTTGCGTTGCCGAAGTCGCTTTTGAGGCTCGGGCCGGGCGATGTCGTGGGTTACAAGGGGCTCAGGTACCGGATCGATCGGGTTGAGCGCACCGAAGCCCAGTCACTTGAGGCTGTGCGTGTGGAAGCGGGAGTCTATCTGCCTTCTGACAGAACGACCGAGCGCATCGTCTCGCGGTCCTACGAGGCGCCGGGACCGGTGTTTCCGGTCATGCTGGACCTACCACTCCTGCAGGGAGACGAAGTGCCGCACGCACCCCATGTCGCGGTTGGCGGCGATCCCTGGCCGGGAACTGTCGGTTTGTGGTCCTCAAGCCAGGATGCAGGCTATGCGCTGAACCGCCTGATTGCGGCGCCAGCGGTCATCGGGTCGACCGAGTCTCCCCTGGCCCGCGTACGGCCTGGTGCCTGGGACCGCGGGGCACCTTTGCGCGTCGTTCTTTCGGGCGGCGAACTCTCCTCGGTCGATCCGGGCAGTGTGCTCAACGGGGCAAACGCCATGGCGATCGGGGATGGCAGCGCCGGGAACTGGGAAGTCTTCCAGTTCGCCGAGGCCCGATTGGTCGAGCCCGACACCTACGAACTCTCCCTTCGACTTCGGGGGCAGGCAGGTACCGATGGTCTGATGCCCGAGGAGTGGCCGCCGGGGAGCATCGTCGTGCTTCTGGACCAGACTGTTGGTCAGATCGACCTTCCCCTTTCGGCCCGGGGCCTGGCCCGGCACTACCGTTTCGGGGCGCTTGCGGGCGGCTTTGATGACCCGGACGTGGTGCTTCAGGTGGAAGCTTTCGATGGCGCAGGACTTCGGCCTTATCCGGTCGCGCATCTGCGGGCCAGGACGGCAATGAATGGCGATCTTTCCGTTTCCTGGATCCGGCGCACGCGCATCGACGGGGACACGTGGCAAGCCTTCGAGGTTCCGCTTGGCGAAGAAGCCGAGCGCTACCTGGTTCGGGTGCTGCAGGGCGGTGACCTTCGCGCAGAGTATCCGGTGGCGCAGCCGTCGTTTCT